ATGCGCATGGAACAAAAGACGCTGGAGGATGTTGTACAGATGGACGCCACGGTTATTCCTTCGGCTGCCGATATTATATCGGAGCATGAAAACATTGCCGAAGGAACGGTCATTTCCACAGATGATGACAAACCGCAAACGGGCACGGTCGCCAACGGACGTCGCGCCGATCACAACGAACTGCCAGACGAGATCAAAGCGTTATGGGACAAAAACGGCGATATCTATTTCAAAATCAAAGAAACTTTTGAAGAGCTGAAGAAGATGAACGCCGCACCGGCTTGCGACCGTTTTGAGAGACTCAATATTCTTTCGGAACTCGATAAGTCATACCGTTCGAATTTTGCAGCATACGACAGCTTCAAAACAGATGAACAAAACTTCGACGAAATTCCTGCGGGTGATATTGATCCCGCCGACATTGTCAAAAAGGTCAATGCCGCACGCACGTATCTTTCAAAAAATAAATCGAAATTGGCAGAACTGAAGGACTCCGATCCCGATGGTTATGCAAAACTGCTCGCTAAGGTCCAAGAGAAATACGACTACCTCGTTCATTCGAATAACAATGTAGAACAAAGCCAGACCGATGAACTCGCCGCTCTGGGTGTTGTTACCGTTTCTACGGTTTCTTCTCCTGCCGATTCCGAAGCTGCCGTTCCGACTTCGGGTCAGGAAGAAGCCGCTCCGGAAATTACTGCGGAAAATGAACAAGCTAATTGATGAAGTATTGCGCCCGCTCTCGGATGCGCCTTTGCAGGCCTATCTTAACGAGCGGGTACAACTTTATGATATTATCGAAAAGATTCTTCTTGAAGTCGGAAAGGCGGATATTTACATATCGACGTTCTCGACTTCAGAGGAATTCCTTCGACGAATATTCAAACTAAGGACTGCCGGACTGATAAAGTCGGCCACGCTGCTTACCGACCTTAAAGCTTCACGTAAGACATTGAACCTTTATCAGTTCATTAGCAATGTGTTCGACTGGGTATATCTTTCCGAAAATCATTCCAAAGTTATTCTTATTGAAAATGCACATTGGTTTGTCTCTATCTGTACTTCACAGAATCAAACCAGGGGCAACCGCTACGAAAGCGGCATGATATCCACTGACCACGCCTTATACGTAGGTCTTTATAATCAGTTCACCAGTATTATTCACAATAAAGCTATTTCGATTAATGACCTTCTCCGATGAAATGCTCAAACAGGTCGGCGATCTATCTGCCTCGCTGACGCCCATCTCTGAAATGGCGGTACTTCTCGACACAGATGTCGAAGCTCTTCGCGTTGCAATCAGAGACAAATCGACAACAGTATCGAAGGCGTACTATCGCGCAAAAGCTGAAACGAAGCTCAAACTCCGGAGACAGGAGATTGAGCTTGCCGGCGTCGGTTCTCCGCTAGCCGTTCAGCTGAGTAAGGAATATGTGCTTGAGATGGACTCAGACGAAGACATATAGCCATGCCGGTACCAGCAACGATAGATGTATGCCGAAATTATCTCTTCGCCGACAGCGATAAGATGAAAGCTGAAGGTGTCCCGACGGTGATTCAAGAACGCTTGATTCGCCTTCGGGACATGTATAACTATTGGCTCCAATTTCCTCGCAAGAAAGATATGGAGATTGTGGACGAACTCGGCCGCAGATACGAAATATCCAAATCGACTTGCTACGAAGATGTCCGCATTATCAAACAGCTGCTCGGAGACTTTAATCAATCGACGAAAGAATATCATCGGTTGAAGTTTTTACAAATGATCGAAGAAACTTTCGACGTCGCCAGGCGTGTCAAGGACGCTCGAGCTATGGCTGCCGCATCGAACTATTACGGCAAGTATAACAAGCTTGATAAGGAGGAAGCCGAAGACAAGGGTTATGATAAGATCGTCGTCCAACCTTTCGAGCCGACCGATGATCCGACAGTCATCGGCATCAAACCTATTCCTAATCTCCGGAATAAGATTAAATCAAAGATTGAACAATATTGGAGTGACGATATTGAAGACGTGGAATTCGAGGAGATTGAATTCGATGAAGAAAAACTATTCAAACAAGGGGGACATCCGGATGAAACAGTATCTCAATGATCCGCAACAAGAAGTAATGTTCACCGGCGCCAAAGACACCGTCGTCGTCGGTGGACGTGGTATAGGCAAAGGCCCTATCCATGCGATGTGGAATTTACGGAACATGCAGCGCATGCCCGGTAGTATCACCGGTATTGTCGGTGCCAACGGCAAACGTGTTCTGACCAACACGTTGCCGTCCATGCTTATACACTGGGAGAACTGGGGCTTTCGGCGCGATCTTCATTGGTGTGTCGGTCACCGCCCGCCCAAGTCTTTCGGTTGGGGCGAGCCGTTGTTCGAACCCGAGAACTACGATAATATCATTTCTTTCTATAACGGGTCCATCGGTTATATCATCAGCCAGGACAGAAGCGGTACGTCCAACTCACACAGCTATGACGCACTCGATATCGATGAAGCCAAGTTTATTGACTTCGAACAGTTGAAAGACGAAACGCTGCCTGCCAATCGAGGCAATAAGCAGCACTTCGGCCAACATTACTTTCACCATGGTATGTTGATTACTTCCGATATGCCGGTAACGAAGAAAGGCAGCTGGTTCCTCGAGTATGAAAAGAAATGTGATCCCGAACTTATATCCACCATTCAAGGTATCATTTTTGAGATATGGAAATCCAAGAAACGTATCAACGAATTACGGACTTCCGGCAAGCCGGTACCCGATTATATGCGCTCCTATCTTCGAACGCTGAGTCGTGACCTCTGTCGGTTGCGCTCCGTTGCCGTGTTCTATAAGGAGTATTCGAGTATCTGGAATATGCAGGTACTTGGCGAGAAATATATCAGTGACATGAAGCGGGACCTTCCGCCGCTAACCTTTCAAACGGCTATTCTTTGCAAACGTATAGGCATCACACGCGACGGGTTCTATTCGTCCATGCGCCCGCATCACAAATACCAGGCGACGAACTTCTCATATCTCGACAGTCTCGAGTATAAGTTCGATAAACTTCAGGATGATTGTAGCCTTGCCGATGCCGATGTGGACAGCTCCGCTCCTATCTGTGTGGCTTTCGACTTCAACGCCAATATCAATTGGCTCGTTGCAGGCCAACCGCAAGACGGTAAGCTGCGCATCTTGAAATCTTTCTTTGTGAAGTATGAACGCAAACTGCCCGAAGTAATAGCGGACTTCTGCAAATACTATCGTCATCAGAAACGCCGTAAGGTTGTGGTTTATTACGATAGTACGGCACTCGGCAGCAACTATGCCGTCAATACGCAAGACTTTGCCTGGGTTATCGAACATGAGTTTAAGAAACAGGGATGGGATGTGAAGATGGTCTACATTGGTAAGCCGATGGCACACATGGAGAAGTATTTGCTTATCAATCGAATGTTTGCAGGTCAATGTACGTTGGTTCCTTACTTCAATGAGCAGAACAACGAAGATTTGCTTATCTCCATTCAGACCGCAGGCGTATACAATGGTGGCAAGGATAAGCGGGGCGAGAAGTTGGCAGAGACTGAAGACGATAAGCTCGAGAGCAGAACGGACGGCTCCGATGCTTTCGATACGCTTTGTATTGGGTGTGAGAAATTCCCGCAGTATCATTTCAACCTGTTCGTTACCTCTTCCATGTAGGTTATTGCATCTTTCATTTTCTCATTACCGCACTTCCGATGATCGGGGGTGCGGTCTTTTTTTTTGGTCGCACGTTTGGGGTTTACCATGCGAATGTTAACACCTTTAACATATTCCGCATCGTTTTGAGGCGGTAATGAGATTTCTTGCATAGGGCGGTGGGGGCTCTGCTCCCTGACAAGCGCAAAATTTGCGCTTTTTTATTTTGTTAGTAGGTTGATATTTAGCACTTTAAGTTTTTGAGCGTCGGAATTTTGAAATTTTCTTGTGTATTTCGAGGTTGTTTTAAGCATTAATAGGCTCTTTCATAACCGTTTGAGCGCATCAAAAAAACACACACCACTCATCCTTTGCGAATAGTATAGCTCCTTTTTTAAAAAAAAAATTCCGCTTCGCGCGATGGCTTGAAGCGGATTGTTTTTAGCCCTGATTAAAAAGTATTAAAACGAATACTTTTTTTCTCCAAAAGGTTGCATATAAGTATTAAAAGTAATACCTTTGTTGCGTCAAACGATAACAATACAATGAAAGTTTATAAGGTAAAGGAAGTAATTAAGATGCTAGAAGCCGACGGATGGGTTAATAACTATACCAAAGGCGACCATCGACAATTCACGCATCCGTCTAAAAAAGGGAAAGTTACCGTTAGAGGTAAACTAAGTGAAGAATTGAATCAATTTTTATTAAACAGTATTTGGAAACAAGCAGGATGGAAATAACTATTCTGTATAAAAAAATAAATTATGGAAACAATAAAGGTATATATTGATTGGATCGATAAAAATTTCGGGGCTACGTTAGAAGATAAAGTTCCTGGAGCTGTCGTGGTTACGGACAAAACTTTTGAAGGCATTAAAAATGCAATTGCGTCGACTCTTTCTTTCCATATTGAAGGTATGATGAAAGATAAAGAAGAAGTCCCTTCTTGGCTCGTCAATGGCGAATACGTTTTCGAATATATCCTTACGACCGCCGCTCTACTCCATCGCAGTGAGGAATATACTTCACTCGCTGCCATCTCCCGCGTTAGTGGTATCAATGAACAATTGTTAAGCCATTACGCTACGGGACTTAAAAAGCCTAGAGAAAAGCAACGCGAACGTATTATAACAGGATTGCATAAAATAGGTGAGGAATTTTTAAGCGTTGTGTAGTTATCGTTTGACAACATAAAGACACAATGTACGGCTGCCTTCCGCATATTTCACCTCTTCGGAGTTTGATCTAATATTTTGCTACACGGAACGACAGCCGTTTTTCTGTTTATTTTAGTTTTTAGCTCCAAATTAAAATAGTGATTTACGTTATTTTAATTTGGAGCTAAAAATTAAAATAAGGGTGGAACAATAAGAATATAAACGTCTTTTTATAAACACTATCCTTTTCTTTCCTTTGAACAAAAAAGGAAATGATAGTAGTTACTAAAGACGTTGCCGATTACAATTT